TTTTTTAGCAAAAGCTTCCAAGTCAACGGGTTGATTTGTCTCTTCAGACATTTGTATCTCCTTTTGGACTTGCGTCCCGTCACTAATAGTGAAAGTTTTTTTGAAATCCTCGTACTCATCCATCGAGTCAAAAGATTTCGCTAGTGAAAAAGTAGCTGATTGATTACATGGTACTGATACTACCGATACCTCAAACAACTCAGCGTCCTTTATTCTTAATCCGTCGGTTTCCTCTAAATAATCAGCGTCCTTGACTCGAAAACCAACAGAAAAGGCCCCAAGAACACCGTCTTTAACTAACTCTGCTACATCTTTAGCAGCCTTACTGATTTTCGCAGTAAGTTCCAAACCATTGTCACCAGCTTTTAAACCTGTAGCTCTGCCAATGGGTCGGTTGTAATCATGATTGAAAAGAATAATGGGATTCTTTTCAAAATTATTCAATCCACCTTTAGTCCATGCATCCGCAGAAATGGAATCTCCTGCGCGATCAAAGTCTGCTGTACTAGCCATTCCTTTAATCATAATGCTCCCATCTTCTTCCTCGTGGGACTTAAAAGTGGAAGTAAGATTAAATATTTTTTCCATTCTTTCCTCCTGTGCCTCCTGTAGAAACCTTAGGGGCTACTTTAGCTTTTGGTTTCAAGCCTGCGGCTTCTGGGTTAGTAGACTTTAACTGTCTAATAATTGTACTCCAGGAGCTAGACCAAACCTCATCGTCAAGGTAAGAGTCTTCAAACCATTTGGTTTTAATTGCTTCTTCTTGACTTATGAGAAAACCTTGCTTAACAGAAATAGCTGCCAAGCCTTTCAAAGCTAGTTGCTTTCTTTTCTCATGTAACTCTTTTTTCATTCTTCGGGCTCCTCCACGGGCCGTCCGCCTTCATCGGGGTTTGTTGCACTTCCTGCTATGTTAGCAGGAACCCTAACTTCATCTTGCCCTTCTAATTCTTCAAAACCTAACTGCTGCCTTGCTTCATTAATAGTTATAATTCCACCATTTACGAGAGAAGTATAGTATTGAGACTGATCCCGTAGCTCTGGTTGAAGAGCGGGGATATCTGTCACATCCTCTTTTATACTAAAGCCAAAGAATCGCTCAAGGCCAAAGTTTAATTTTCTTACTATAGGAAGTACAGTCTCTAAATAGTACAGTCTCATATTCGGACGTATATTTGCGTTGTTTCCAGAGTCTAACAGTATTGGAGGTACGCCTATAGCTTTTAATATAATTTTTTCGTTCTCTAGAATAGCGGATTGGAAGTCCAGTTCTTTAAAGTTAACATTTGAAATTTTGTCGACTTCAATGCCGCCATCTAGAATAAGGGGTCGTCTGCCTCCAGCATCAGGGCGATAACGAGTTTGCCATGATTGTAACATTCTTTCTTTAATCTTCTCAGATAAAGTGTTAGGAGATTTAAGTACTAAACCAGGAACTGCACCGTTCTTGAAGAAGTTATCTTGAAAGTCTCTCATACTTGTCATTAAAGCCATTGTGCGAACAGCAGGCTTTAGACGGGAGACTCCTCTATACTGGTCATGAAAAGAGTTTTCTTTTATGTGTATAACTTCTTGAGGGGAGTAATCTACTTCATTATAAGTATACTTTTCAACAAAAGTCTTAGGATCCCCGTGTATTGTTATTTTGTCTGCAGGAATATGATAAAGATGTGCACCATCGTAGTAGATAAAAATGTTACCATCTAAAATATAGTCGGTAATTAGGTTACGCTTGAAAGAGTTAATGTCCTGAAAGAGGTTAGGCTCTTCATTTATAAGTCTGTGTACTTTTGAGCGTTTTATACCCTTTATGACTCCAGGTATTTTAATAGACTCAAGTACGGAGGGTATCTCTGCTGAGTCATCAACAACCATGTTTACTGCACGGTTGACAACTTCCAGAGTTTCATAGTATTGTTCATAATTTTGAGTATATTCACGAGAGGACTGCGACTGCCCAAAGTACTGCTGGATAGGGTTCAGTTTTTCTAAAACCTCTATCTTTTCGTCTTGAGTGCCTCTGAAGATATTGTTATACCATGCCATTATGTTTTTCTCTTTGAATCTCGACCCACCGCATCTGTTTCTTTGCTGTTCCTAGTCCGGGGTCTCTTCCATATACTTTATGTAACTGAACATGGTGCTTATGACACAGTGTTGCAGTATAATCGTAAAGTTCTGCTTCATGCTCTTCTATGAAGTCTTCTCTTATCGCCAGTATATACTCTGGGTTAAGGTTGTTATCCCGTATCCACTTATGTACTAATGGTGCGAGAGTGTAGAAATGGTGAAAATCCAATCGTTCTGTAGCGTCACAAATCTCACAAGCCGAACCCTTCTGGTATTTATTCTTTGCCTTGTCTCGAATATATTTTACTATATCTCGTTTTAATTTAGCCATCGGGTTTTTTTGGATTTCTATTTTCGATTAGAAGAATTATATCTAGTTTGAGGTACTATGTCAATAACTATTTTTGACCAGGTGTCCTAAAAACTTGTTGCCGAAGTTTGAAACGAGTATAATGAATACCTCAACGCGTCCGCCATGTGCGATGCGTAATTGTGTTTCGGTTTCTCTCTTGCAAGGTTGGGATTAGCATCCCATTGGTATTGATCTAACGCAGAAAGACTTTCTTTACACGCCTGCTCAACAAATAAATTATCATTATCCACTATTCCTGCAACCTGTGCTATTCCGTCTAAAACGGACTTCTTTGCGTTAATAGTAGAGATGTCGTAGTTCTGCGCAAAGTCGAATCGTGTTTGTTGTGCAGCGGAATCAATATAAATATAATCTATGTCCCACTTCATTATTAGCTTTTGTATTTCCAGGGCGTGCTTTTCTGTTGTCTGCTCTGCATCCAGATACTCGTCAAGTAAGTAGTACTTTTCTTCATCCCAGTCGTAGGCAATTACACAAAACGCAGTCGGGTCTCTGTAACCTACATCCAACCCCGCAAATACATCCATTTTCGAGATGTCCAATTCACTGCCGTTAAATATGCAGTCTTCGTGGTTAAAGTTCCATATTTGACCTTCATAGGTATTAAAGTCCGCTTCGTACTCTTGTTTAAACTCGGATTCAGACATCGATTTTCTAGCTTCCTGAATATCGCTTTCAGACATTCGAGGATTGTCCCTATAAGTCGCTCTAATCGATGCCCATTCTTGGAACTCGTCTGTAAAGCCTCTGAAGAAGAATTCAGAGAACCAGTTGTTTTTGCCTCGTGGCGTGGATATAAATATCGCTTTGGAATTTTCTTTATCCAATGTAGGACGTAGGGCTACGTTAAAGGCATCCTTTCCATCCGCTAGGGCTGCTTCATCAAATATAATGAGATCGTAGGAGCGACCAACACAGGAATCAACCTGGTTAACCGAACCCATACGAATAGTAGAGCCGTTAGACATTTCAATCACTTTGTCTTTTGCGTTGTCTTTTGTAACTTCAAGGTCAAAGTGTTTAATCAGTGTTCGTTGTAAATCAAAAGAAATCTGAGACAAGGCATAGTTCGGGGACATAATCAGTATGTTTGAATTGGGAACTAGTGAGACTAGCTGCCCGATAATATTTGCAATATAGGTTTTACCCTGTCTCCTAGAGACTGCCGCACATACAAAACGGTACTTAGGATTATTTATTGCATTTATTATAGCCTTCTGTGAGGCAAGAGGTTCTACGCCGAGCATCTCCAAATATGGATTTACTGGTAATTTGAGAAACCTTGTCTCAGATTGTAAATCGTGTATCGTATCCGATACAATATCCTTTCTGCTTATTTCAATTGCCATGAATTACCTAATGGTCAGTTTTACCTTTACTAGTTCCTGCATACAATCCAAACCATGCAGCCCCTGCTCCTACTATTACTGATATAAGTCCTGACTGCTCCATAGTAGGGTCTGGTAAGTCCATAAACCACATTGTTGCATAGTACAGTAAGAAAATATAAACACTCAAGAAAGCACGAGGAAAGATTCTCCAGCTATCTACGGCCTGAGCTAAGAAGATTAATTTCTGCCAAGGGTTTCTAGTGTCTTGGTCTTCTAGCTCGCGTATACGCTCTTTTAAAGTGTTTGCTTCTTGAAGTAGCTCCATAAACTTACTTAAGTCTAGTTCGACTTCGTTCCGGGACATATCCCCAGAAAACTTGTTCATATCACTCATGTATCCTCCTCTAAGTGTGTTCCGTTTTTCTTGTGCTTATTCCACGCTAAGAAGCCTACAGCGGCTAATGCCCAGTAAGCAAGATAGTTTAAAAACTTAAAACCATTAACTTCGATACAAATATCTCTGAAAAGTTTATCCATGTCTGCCTGACTCTTCGGACCAATATTCTTATAGTCTGTAGTCATGAGAGTACCATACTTATACCCGTAGTCATGAATCAACCCACCCATTAAAAGAACTCCGGTGGGAGACAACCACATAGCTAGAAACTTAGGTACCGATGCACCATCAAACTGAAAGCCTGCTGGTATCATGTACGTTCCGCCCTCTAGCTTATAGTAAAAGTTATCGCAGATTTCCCACCTACGAGTACTAAGTAACCACATTGCGATTCCTTTCCAGAAACCTTTATTCTTGGTTTCAATAGTGATCGGCTTCATGTGAGGCATCTCTTTAACCTCAAAACCAACCCTATACTCTCCTTGGCCATCGAACTTACTAAACACATACCCTACTAAAACAAGTATTGCAAAAAGAGTCCATTGCCAGAAAGTTAAGAGTATATCAACCATTTACTTTTTCCTTCTTCTACGAGCCTTTGTCCTTACATACGTTGGTTTGCCTTTGACTCCCTGTGGCTTTGCACGCTTTCGTCTTACAGCTGAACGTATTTGACTTTTGCTCATTCTTGCAGCTTTAGCTGCTGGTACACACTTTGGGTATCCTTTCCGGCTTTTCTTTGCTTTCTTACGACCGCAGGACTTAAAACCTCCACCTTTCTTCGGCCTAGAAATGTCTACCCACTTCTGTTTAAACCACTTCTTGAGCCCAGTACTAGCCACGTCTATATCTCCCACCTGCTTTCTTGTACTCTTTTACAAGATACGCATTTGCATAAGCACTTGGATAAACTGCAAACTTTCTTTTAGTCTTTGCTTTTACTTTTGCGTATAGCTTTTTGTTAACAGGGACATTCCGTTTCTTGGCCGCAGACTTACGTCTTTTAGCAGCCATGGTGCTTCATGCTCTTTTTCTTCTTGCCTTTTTTCTTCTTTCTTTTCTTTGGTCTTCCTATAGTGCGGCCATAGGTTCCTTTGCCAGCCGGCATTATCGTTTACTTGCACACTGGCAAGGGTCACACTTACAGATATAACATGCTTCCATAATTCACTCCTTTACTCCGAGACTAAGGTCTAGTCCATACTGTAAATCCTACGTATGCTATCGCCCAAAAACATATTACGGAAAAAGTTATTATTCCTAATGTTTTAAACATCTCATTCCGTTCTTTACGTTTCTTTCGTATTTTTGCTATGTCTTTTGCATGTTGCAACTGGGCTTCTGCCATTCGTTGCTTGATTGAAGTATAAAGGTCTCCTTGACCTTGTATAAGACAGATATCCTTTAACTGCCTATCAAAATTAATAAGTTGTCGTTTAGCACTTTCCATGTCTAGTGCTTCTTTATACGACATTACTCCTGTCTTCTTCTGCTCTACATCGCGGACTTTTTCTTCTACGTCTGCCCACTTGCCCATGATAGAGGACAGGTTGCCCCCAGACTCCTTGACCGTAGCTATACCGTCATTCAAGGCCTTGAGAGCAGTCAATACCATTGCTACTTCTCCTATCACTTCAGTTCTCTAAGGGCTTCCCCTTCTCGCTACCCGTTGAGTAACGTTAAAATAATTCCTCCTAAGAATATAATTACTGTCCCCGTTGCGGCTAACAGCATAGTTTGTAGAGTGTCCATCTTTTTTTCCATAACTTCAAGTCTGGCAAAGATAGTCTTCCAACGCTCCTCGCATTGGGCTTCGTGCTTTGCAAACCGAGTATTTAGCTCCGCTTCATTAGGTGTCAAGTCCATTGAGTAGTTTATCCATTAACTTACCATAATTACCTTGACCGAAGGGTATGCCGTCATTAATCTGAACATTTGTTTGATTTTTAACGGTAGAGCCTTCTGCTTTAGCGAGATCGGCTTGTGCCTTAATCTCGTCCATACGCATCTTGTGAGCCATTTGTAATAAGTCTGCTAAGTCCTTGCTGGAGTAGACGCCAGTCTCCTGCGCTTCCTCTAGCTTTGATTGTATCATCTCATCCAGTAAGGATGCAATGTTATTCTTATTTCTGTATCCCATATCTAGGTATACAGTATCCACGTACTTCTTAACTTCCCGTCGATTTAAGATATCCACTACCTTGTTTTCGGCAACTTGCATATACTCACAAACACCCTTGATATTCCCGAGGGTTAGATAACAGTTTGCTACTTCAAGCCCCTCTGGGGAAATTGTTGTTACTTCTTTACTCATGGGAAAATTATACTCAAAAAGGGTTGTAATGTCAAGATATTTTTTTAACTAGGTTGTTCGGGCCAGACTACTTCAGCAAAGTTTGTTACTGAAGAATTATCCGCAGGTACTCCTCTTAATCCTCCTCTATAGGCTGCCCACTCTGCCTTCTTTTCGTCTGTCAACGGGCTGTCTGCAGATTGTGTCCAGTCACACGCATATAGACGACCATCCCGTTCTCGTCTTATTTCTTCCATAAGAACAGCAGAATCTAATGTCCACGCTTCGTCTTTCCAGTAGTAATACTTTCCAGGACTTGCATCTCGTGCTACAAACTCTCCGTCTTTGTAATAATGGGTATCTCTATAAAGGGACAGGTTTTCTATGTTTCCTGGAAGGTGTACAACAGTTAAACTATTGTCTTGCTCAAACGTGCCCTCTGCGGGCGAAGGCACGCCGCCTGTAGTAGATAAAGATACAATATCTCCCTCTGAATTTATTAGTGTAACATATGTAGTCGTTGTCATTGTATAAATTTTCCTATTATTATCTGTTGCAAGTTATTAAGCTCTACATAAGCATTATTAGCACCGCCAAAGTTGGCTACTGTTGCATTTATTAATTTAATCTTACCACTTGTACCATTCGCGTCGTATATATACCGAAAGCCTAACCAAGCATTTGCAGCTGCATTAGGAGGCGTAGTACCTGATACCGTCCCATGGTGTTTAGACCCGCTATTAATACATATGTAAATATCTTTTAAGCCTGTTCCATTATAAACTTCATTATCTGTTTGGGTGTCCCAGCTGTCTACGCCAGGGTAGCCCCCTGCAATAGAGTTAGTTGCTTTAACCTCTT